TCCCAAAAGCCAAACAGGGCCCGCAGGAAGAGCCACAAACCTGATCGCGCAGCTCGCTGTTCGTACAGGCATCAGTCCGTTGGATCTGATGGAAACACCAGCCCAGATCATTGACGAAATGGTCAGGTTGATTATTGAACAGAACGAGAGCAAGCGATGACAATTCAGGTGAAAGGTGTGGGCGAAACGCTGAGAGAACTTGGCAAAATCAACCCTGCTTTAAAGCGTGAATTGAACAAAGACATTCGCAACATTTTGAAACCGTTGCTGGCTGAAATTAACCAGTCGATTCCGTCGTCACCTCCGCTGTCTGGAATGGCTCACAACGGTCGCACCGGGTGGAGCAACCGCAAGAACTCGGTTATCAAGATTGACAGCCGTAAGCCCCGCAGGAACCTCAACGAGCCTCGTATGAGTGTCCCTGTCAACATTGTTCGCATTACGACTAAGGGCGCGCCTGTGGCGATTGTAGACATGGCTGGTAGGGCTGGAGGATCGTCGTCTAAGCGTGAAACTAAATATCGGCGTCCGATGTTTGCCAGTTTATTACCGGGTGCGCCGTCGCGTTTCATGTGGGCTAAAGCTGCGGACTCTTTGTCTATGATTGAACGAGAAATGGACTCCACGATCAAGGCCGTGGTGCTCGAAGCAAACCGAGAGATGGCAAGGATTCGCTAATGGCAATCAACATTCCGATCATTACCAGTCTTGAAGATACGGGCATCAAAAACGCTAAAGCCGCGTTCAACGATTTCAAAGCTGCTGTCGGTCAAGCCGAGGGTGGCATGGGCAAATTTAAGGCTGGGTCAAAAGTCGCTTTGGATGCGGTTGCCGCTAATGCTTCTACGTTTGCTGTTGCAGCTGGTGCCGCAGTTGGCAAGTTTGTTGCTGATGGGATCACAGCGTTTCAAGACATGGCGATTTCGGCTGGCAAGTTTGCTGATGCGACTGGTTTGGCTGTTGAGGACGCGTCACGTTACATCGAAGCGGCTGGCGATATCGGTATTCCGATTGATGCCGTTGAGGGTGCTATTGGTCGTCTAAATAAGACAATCGGTGCTGACCCTGACAAGGTTCGCAATCTTGGCGTAGACCTTGTTTATCTGAAAGACGGTTCGTTAGACGTTAACGAAACTTTTCTTAACACGATTGACCGACTGAAAAAGATTAAGGACCCAGCAGAAAAAGCAAGGGTCGCAGCTCAGCTTCTAGGTAAGGGCTGGCAGTCCATGGCTGAACTTATTGAGATGGGCGCAGACGATCTGAACGCATCGTTAACGGCGGTGTCGGAACAGAAGGTTATTTCTGAAGAAGAACTGCAGATGGCTAGGGAGTACCGCGCCGCGATGGACGGTCTTGGCGACTCGGTTGATGATCTGCAAGTTAAATCTGGTCAACGCTTAGTTCCTTTGGCGACTTTGTTGGCTAATGGTGCTAGCGCCGCTTTAGATTTTGACGACAAAGTCACCGAACTATTCAAAGACATTGTTGGTAACGGAACTCAGGCCGAAGAACAGTTAAGCGAGTTGGCAGGTGTTGTAGACGAAGGTCGGATTAATGCTGGAGCGTTTAAGACAGCAATCCAAAACGCCAAAACACCACTAGACAATTTGGCAACCTCGGCAAATAACGCCAGTGTCGCAATCGTTAACGCTGATACTGCTTGGAAGAACTTGACCGGGTCATTAGATCGTGAAGTTGCACTTGACAACGCCAAGACTGATCTAGCCGAACTTGAAGCCGCAGCTGCTAAAGCGTTCGGCACAGGTGCACAAGCAGACATTGACGACTACGAAGCAAAACTGGCGACATACGCTGGAGTGCTCGCAGGTATTTCGGGAACAATGGATGGCATCTCGTCCAAGGAAATCCTGTTTAGGTTTAAGACTCAAGGTTCAGCAGCTGCACTCGAATACGCGACCTATCTTGCGCGTGGTGCCGAGTACGGCGGTTTAAGCCCTGAGGATGCGTTAGGGCTTGCAGGGATCTCCACGTTGCCACGACTAAACTTTCGTGCAAACGGTGGTCCAGTCATGTCGGGCGGTTCGTACATTGTGGGTGAGCGCGGGCCTGAATTGTTCACGCCGTCGTCGTCTGGGAACATCACACCAAACGGCGCTTTCGGTGGCGGTGCCAATATCACTGTCAATGTCAACGGCGGCGACCCGAACAGCATTGTCAGAGCACTACAGCAATATGTGCGTCAGTCAGGCCCAGTGCCAGTAAACACTAGGGCCATGTAATGCCGAAAATTAACTGGCAAATTGTTTACGACGGTGCAACCGATATCACCGACAAAGTTTTAAGCATGAACATAACGCAGGGACGAGAAAAATACCTTGACACATATAGCGGCGGTTCTTGCACTTTTACAATTAACAATTCAGCAAATTATGCCAGCATTATTACTTACGGAACAGTAATTAACGTCAGAAGTCTTTTAAACGATTCAAGTCAGTTTTTTTGTGACTTTTGGGTGCAAGAAATAACTTTTGATGATTACCCCGGTAACACTGGTTTGAACACGGCAACCATTACCGCTGTTGATTGGATTAGTCGCGCTGGTCGAATACTGGCTGACAATCTTTCGTTACCGCAACTGTCCACTGGTGACCAGTTACGACGATTTGAAATTTCAGCAGGCGGCCCGTTACCTTCCGACATGGGAGTAAATAGCGGCTTATCAGGTACTGGCAGTCTTGCGTCAGCAACTACCTACACAGGTTCAGTTAATAACTATATGAACCTTTTGGTTACAACCGAACGTGGTTATGTTGTGCTTAGAGGCTCGACGTTAACATTTGTTGAAAGACCCTATGTTTCGTCTTTGGTGCCGATTGCAACCACTTTAGGTCGGACTACTTCTGCAAGTCAGATTGCATATCAAACTTTTGAACGAATTCAAAACGGCACACAATTTATCAACACTGCGACGATTAGCCCAAATGGGCTTGCGTCGCAAACATCAGTAAATTTAGGGTCAGTAGTTGCTTACGGTTCAGCTGCTTACAGTTCGTCAACAGTGGACTACACCACTACACAAGCAGTTGGTAACGCTAATTGGATAGTCAACAATTTTAGTGACCTTACAACTTTGCGGTTTGCGTGTTCTTTAACTGATGTTGCTCAAAATGCCACTGCTTTAACAGCATGGTTGACGCAATGTTGGGGCAGTTTTAACCGCAGTATTAATTTGTCGTATCAGGTGCCTGGTGGGTCATTAACAACTATTGCCGTTGTAATGGAAGGCGCACAAATTAACGTGACGCCCGAACAAACCGAGTTTCGTATGACTTTTAGCCCGTTGCAGTATTACCAATTTTTTACACTTAACTCATCAACTTTAGGTATTTTGAACACCAGCCGTTTGGGCTGGTAAAGGAGAAAACGTGCCCACACCTAACACAACTTTTGTTTCGGGAGCCGTGCTTACAGCTGCGCAACAGAACAACTTCCCGCGTGGCGTGATGGCCCTTAACAGTGCCACAGCAACAGACGCAACAATTACGGCGGAAGAAGTGCAGATCACTGGCTCGTCGTTCACTGCTGTCGCTGGTCGTAACTACAAGATCACTTACTTTGAGCCGAACCCGACTGGCGGAACTGGTTACTTTGCTTTTCGAATTAGGCAAACAAACCTTGCTGGCACAGTGCTCAACACGGCCTACCAGACAGCCGGAGCAAGCATTGAACGACAGTCGCACTTAATTTGGGTCGGGACATTTTCGGCAGGGACAGTTAATGTGGTGGCGACTGCTCAACAGACCGCTGGCACTGGTTCGCTGGTTCGTGCTTCTACAGTTGTTGCATATCTTTTAGTAGAGGACATAGGCCCAACATGATTATCTATATCGCAGGCGATACCGCCGAAGAACAAACCACAAACTGCCGATGGGCAATTAAAACATATTTGAACGAGTCCGACTGGACACAAATACCAAACAATCCGTTAACGCCCGAATACTCGGCAGAATGGGCCGTCTACCGCCAGTCATTGCGTGACTTCATGGCGACATGGACACCAAGCAACGAAGCCGACCTACCAGATCCACCGCTGCCATGAAAACTCTCGCCGTGATCGCAGCTCTCGCCGTCGTCCTCATGTTCGTCGTTACAGGATGCAACGACCGCACTCGACACACCTGCGAAACCAAACCCGAAGCGCCCAGATGTGACACCTCAATAGGAGCAACCACACCATGAGAAAACTTAGCAACTCCGAAATTAAAGCCCGACTCATCT